TTAATGCCCCTTATCCATACTGACATAGTCGTATTTCGAGTCCGTTCCGTTATAGATGAACCCGATGTAATCCTTCTTGCCGTCGGTCAGGCTCAATGAGACAGGAAGCGTCGTGCCTGTTCCGCCCCGCACTTCCGAACCGAGCGTAATAGCCCCCGGCCCCGAATACTGCTTGACGACCAGAAGGCATCGCTGTCCGTTGTAAGCGCCAGAGAACGCAAAGGTCGTACTTGCCCGATCCAGCGTAATCTCGGCCATGCTTCCCTTCGACCAATCGACTGTGACCGAATCGGCGCAGGTCAAAGTCTGGACGAGCTTATCGGGATCGTTCAGAGGCAGATGCAGATGGGCGGAAAACAGGTCGTCGCCCGTCGCGTTGCGATAGGCCAGCATGACCCGGTTATAGGCGACGAAATTACTCGCCGATCCGGGCGTCAGCGTCGCGGCATAGACCACCACCGGCGCCCCGTTGGTTGCCGACAGATCGACATAGGCGAACTTGCCGTCGGTGAGCGTCACGTCGCCCGCCGCCGCCGTGTTCTGGACAGCGTTCCCGTCAGCATCCGTAAATAAAAACCTCAGCGTACCCGACCAGGACAGGACACCCGTCGTCTTGTTATAGGCAATCACGCCATCGCAGGCAATCACCAGATTCTTGATAACGGACAGGGCTTCATCCAGATCGTCCAATGGTGACTGCATCGCCGCTTCGGTGTATTCCGTGACGCTATCCTGCCAAGCGGTATGAAAATTCGGCATTGTTTAGACCTCTTATAGTTTCATGAAGGGTTCCAGCATGCCCCGCATTTCACTGGGAATGCTTTTCAGTGATTCGTTCATTCTGACTTTGGCTTCCTGCCGCGCCTTCAGGCCAGCCTTCTCCTGCCTGCTGAAATAAGCGTTCATAAGGCGCAGCTCGCCCAGGATTTCCCGTAAAAGAGACTCCGCAGAACTGCCTTCAAATTCATTTTCCATTACCTGAGTTCCTCCCCTAATGCGTCGAGCAATGTGATTTTCGTGTACCCGCTGATCGAGACTTGCGTATTGGCCAGCTCAAACAGGATATACGGGCTTTCATCGTCAACCGTATGGTCACTCGTGTATTTGAACCGTACCCGCTGCGTCCAAATGCCCCTGATATAGCCGCCGACCTCCACGCCGGTTTCCGTAGTAGAGCCGCTTTCAGCTTCAAGCGTTCCCGTGCCGACCATCATCTGGGCGTTGACGTAGGTCTGATCTTCCACCCCGATATTATTGCCGTACTGGTCAACCGGATAAACGTAGATGTAAGTGTAAGGTGTTGAATCGCTCCAAGTTATTTCGTCATCATCCACAACGATCCGCAGGCCGCAAGGTGTCGGCTCGGCATAGGTCTGGCCGATTTCGTTGTATGTGATGGCTGTCAGCCCACCATGAACAAAAACTGAATTCAAAAGAATATGATCGGATGGAACGCTGGGCGTTACCGGAGAGCTTGTCGCCGCCGTGCCTTTGACATAATCCACAACGCCGTCCGTGCCGACCACGATCAGGTCTGTCCGAAAATAGCCTGACGCGCAGGAATCAATGTCCACAACCGCCGCCGTAATTCCAAGCGGGCAACCATCCCCCAGAATCATGTCGTCGCCCACGCCCATGACCTTCGGGCCGAGCGTATAGGTGATCTCGTTAATGCGATAGGTTCCCGTTCGCACATAAACCGCCATGCGATTATTCAGGGGAATCGGATAGACCAGCCCGCCCGATAACAGGTCGTCGTCAGCGGCCCCGGTATCAGGCATGGCATCCGTTCCGTCATAGGGAGTGGGGCGCAGATGCCCCACGCCGACGAGTTCTATTCTGCCCCTTATTCCGCCCGTGAAATTGATTCGGGCGACGTTGCCAGCCTTGAGCCAGGGCGGTGTCTCTTCCCAGCTCTGGGGATAGGAGGCCCAAATGTCTTTGGACGATCCCTGAATCCGCACCCGCGCCTTGCGGTTCTGCGGGACGACCTGCCAGATCACGCAGTCTTTCGTTTCCTTGCGGCCTGCAATTCGCTTGTCAATGACATTGCGGATTAATTTATTGGCATTTGATCTCATTGCCTCAATACCCATCCTTCAATGGAATCCACGCAGGACGGCTCTTCGGAAGCGCCCCCTTCGGGGATCGTGTAACTTCGGGTTAAATCCGTGACGAAAACATCCATGTTCTGCCCGGAAACCGGATGGACAAAACGAATCGTGTCCCCTTCTTCGTCCTGCAAATGAGAGACCTTCTCGATAGCGACCCGGTTGCGCTGGGCCTTGATGATTGCCATTTCGTTGCGGGCGACCTGAGTGCATTCGGCCACCGTGTAGCAGAAGGGTTCCTCAAATCGCTTCTCCACGATGTAGCCGATTTTCTGCTGCATTGCCAAATCGTTGCAATCGGCATCGTTCGTGGGCGACTGAATAGACCGCTTCTCTTCGCCGATAGGCAGGCCATAAACCTCATACTGGAAATTGCCGCACGCCCCCAGAACCAGCATGATTTCGATACTTGCGATGTTGGTGATCAGCGTCCCCACTGGGCGTGTCCATCCCGCGCCCCAAGAAGCCACAGCGTCGCCGATATTGCCAGATGCCAGTTTCAGGGCGATAAATCCGAGCAAATAAGGGATCAGCGAAGGAGCTTCTACATGGATCGTGCAGTAATGCTCATAAGGATCGTCATCAACCAATGATTCTGAAATACTGCCAGCCAGCTTGAACCCGATGGACGTTGTTGTTTCCACGACCTTGAGCCGTGGGTTGCGTACCCGCTTGCTCTCGTCTTTGGAGTAGTAAATCTTGAAATCCTTCTTGAATCCCCACCAGCCGACCGTGCCGTTCAAAGTCCCGACCAGCTCTTCGTCGTACAGGACATCAGAGTAATCCCGCGCCTGTCCTTCCACGACAACCCGGTTTGTGAAATCCGAGAAGCTGTCCTCCGGGGAAACCGTCAGGATTTGGTCAGAGTTGGCATAGGTATGATCAATGTCGTTATCAACGGCGATCTTGCCCGCAGACACCTTGTCGGTGACGGTGATTTTCGGAAAATAATTGAACCGTCCCAGCACCTCATTGTAAATGGTATCCAGGTCTGTTTCCATCCATTGGCCGTCAACCTCCACGGCATCATCAATCGTCGGAAAGTCAAAATCGCCGCCCGCCTCGGTCAACGGAGTAAATTCTTCGGTGACGTCAATCAGGATCGCGTCGGGCTGCTGCCCGTCGTAAAGCTCGGTGGCGACGATCTCCTTGTCCTTCCAGATGTGACGCCTGTCCGCCCCTTCGACAGAAATCGTCGGGTATTGGCCGCGCTGATAATTCAGCTTTTTGGAGATAATGCAGAACGTCCCGGCATCGGCCCAGACCGGCGAGCCGTCGATATTTTCGCCGAATTTGACTTTAATGATATTGCCCTTGTCGAGAATCTGGTGATAAGCCGAAGCCAGATTGAACGGATCAAACAGATGGCCGTGACTCAGCTCAAAATTGACCGTGTTGTAAGAACCGTCGATTGACCGCCGAACCGTCACGGGCTGACCCCGGACGATAAAGTCATTGAGCGAAAATTCACCCGTATCGCGATCCCATTTGATGGAATACTCGCTGTCCGTCCGGTTGATCCAGAAGGATGTAATCCCATAGGTCACAGGATCAACAAAGAGCGTCGCGTCATAATCCAGTATGCCGCGCACCAGAGGCGTTCCTTCACCAAAGGCCCACGAACTGATCTTATTACCGAGGGCGTACTGGGCCTGATTAAACTCCCCGTAAAGGGAGAAGCAGACATAGCCCGCCCATGTGTAGGCGTATTCCTGTCCCACGCCGCCGAAGATCAGTTCGTTTTCTTCGTCATAGGCAACCAGATAGAATGCGTTGGAATTGTTCGGCGTGATTCCCGGGAAAGTCGTGTTGTCATACTTGCTCCAGATGCCGGAATAAATGTCATAGATAACAATCCCGTCAGTCTGGGAGGCGATCAGGAGCTTGCCCGCACTGGTCATAACCATGTCGCCCAGATAGTAATTATCCACGCTGGAATACGTGGGCCGATGATAGGTCATGATGTCTGAGGCCAGATCAATCTCGCACAGGCCGCGCATGTTTTCCTGACCGTAGAGGTTGTAATAGGTGATCCCGCCGTAGATTTTGCCGTTGTGGTAGAAATTGGTATTCAGCCCTCGCCGGGGAAATTCAGGATAATCATCCCAGTGGTATCTCTTGATATTTTCACCGGAAGCCAGATCATAGACAAAGCAAATGCCTTTCCAGCCTGCTAATGGGGTTCCGGTAGAAACAATAATCAAGTTATCTTCGGGGTAAATCTGAAAATCTATTTCTCCGCCATATATATCCGATTCCTCCCAGTTATTGTCAGTCAAGACCTTCACATAAGTATATGTCGGCCCGTCATCGGCCAACGAGATATAGCCGATTTCGTATGTATGCCGATCAACATAAGTTGATCCAGTTAATATCCAGAGTCGGTTATTGACCAGATCGACGCATGTCCCCCAAAGGCTTGATATATCGGAAGTATAGAGCATCTGCGGGGTATATCCGGAGACATTCTGGGAAATGCCGTAAGCGGGGATGTCCTGCAAGGCATAGGTTTTGATAGTGTCATTTTCGCCGTCAATGAGCTGGATGAATTTCTTGTCGCCGTTCTTGGACAATCCCAGCGGAACGTACTGCCCAGCCCCTTTGTTTTGCTTCCACCATAAATGCTCAGAATTCCAGACGGAATCCAAGGCCGGAGTGGTTTCTGTCGTCCAGTAGTCGTCAACAGCCCATGTATCGACGTCAATCTTGACAACCGATTGGAGGGCTTTTGTTCCAGCCCCCTTATAAGCGTTGACCACATAGAGCTTGCGGTTCGTGGCGTCAAAGTGCATGTCGGAGGGATCGGAACCGGCTCCCCATTGATTAGGATTATCCGGCCAGCCGTCCGTATTGGAATCCATCGTCAGGGCCACCTGATTCTCGTTATAGGCGAGATAGGCGTAATCTTCGGATTTCTGGACAATCGTCGGATGAGTGGCGACCAGGCTATACTGGGTATAATTCGTCAATTTCTGGGCGTCGCTGAAATTGGCCCCGGCATCGTCGGATACGCTCAGGTAGATATTGGTCAACTCTTCGCCGCTCAAACCGATTTGTTCAACAGCGGAGAAGGCCAGCATCAGGTCATGGCCCGCCGTAGTCAATACTCTCCGAATGCAGGGATCGGCCAGTTTCCATGTTGAAGTAAGCCCGCCTATGGAGATCGCCATCTCGCCTGACCATGTGATAAAATCCGCAGACGTCCTCTGGTAGAGGTAGTAATCCGAACCGGAAATCTTGGCGTACACCATGATGTAATTGCCGCCCTCGACATTATAAACGACCGTCGGGCCACTGGTATAAACGCCGTAAGACCAGGAGTTGATCGTGGCCGCCGAAACCTCTTCTCCGGTTACGGTGACGATTTTGCGCTTGAGCTGATACTGGTGAGCGTTGGTATTGTTCTCGATCCAAACGATCCCGATATTGCCGTCGGCCAGCTCGCAGAGATCGATTCCGATGGCGTTGAAATTGGTGTTGGCATAGGTGGCCGTGGTGAAATATGTCCGGTCAATATCGGAATAAACGTATTTGATGGAGTAGTAAGGGGCAGAACCATCCGAGCCGTAATAATAGGCGAGGCAGATTCGCCCGGAAGAATGGGCGATGCAGTTAGGGGAATTTTCGTTGACGCTTTCCGTGGTGAGCAGATTGCCCTGAAAAGGAATAGCGGACACGCCTGCCCGCACAATAATGTCAATCATCGGGCGGCGCTGGGTCGTATCATGTTGGGCCTGTAATGTGGGGTCGAGAGTAAGCATCAGGCACCCACCTCGCTGAGGATCAGGAGCTTCAGTTTTACGTTTTTCCTGTAGTTCCCCGTCGCATCTTCCAGGTAGAGATGGTATTCGCCGGTCAGGGCAAGGACCATGACGTTGAATGTTTTACCCTCGCCGTCCTGGGGATCCCAGACGACAGATGCTCCGGCGGCATAGATCGTAAGCAAGCTGTCATATTGCCCGGTTGTCATGAATTCCCATTCCAGGGTGAGTTCCACGCCGGCGTAAGTGGCATCCCAGGAGAAGGTGGCGACGCCGGCGTAAGTCCTCCGGTACGCGGTCAGCAGCTCCTGCTGAATGATCGGCAGGTTGCCCGGATTGTCCGCGAAGGTGTAGCTTCCCAGGACCATGTTGCTCATGCGTATTTCCTCACTACGCCGATAACGGTTTGCTCGATGCGGGATTGCATTTCGGCGATCAGTGCCTTGTTATTGAACGGTACGGATACGGGGACGGATACAGACAGAGAGTTTCCGCCATTCCCGCCGGCAGACGATTTGATCGCGGCCACAATGGATGACAGGGACGCCATGTTCTTCATCTGCCCGGGCGTAAAGACTCCTTCGTCCTGCCTGAGAACCGCTGCCACTTCGCCCGGCCCGATCCCTGAGTGATACCGGGGGGCGCCGAAATAGGCGGAAGAGGGGACAAGACGATAGGATTTCGCTTCTCCGGGGAGGCCGCCGGAATGCATGGTAGCCCCAAAAGAAGTGCCGTATTGCGTGGTAATCGTTCCACCTCCGGTGGATGCACCAGTCGTTTCTCCACCTCCAGACCAACCTCCAAGCAGGGAAGCACCCGCGCCGATCAGCGACGACAACCCTGAGCTCAGGCCGTTATATACGTAATTGACTGCCGTCCTGGCCATAATGTCGGCGAGGATCTGATTGATTTTGTGGGCAAAGGCTGTAAGGACGTCCTCCAGTGTGTTGAACCGGCCCTCGATTACATCGAAGAAGTAATCAGAAAAACTGTCCTGCATGGCCTGGGCGGTCTCGACGGCCATTTCCCTGCCGGCGGTGAAGGCGGTAAGAGAATTTGCCTGCCAGTCGTCCCAGGCCTTTGTCCAGCCGTCGGAAAATGAGCCCACAAGCTCGTCGTTCTGGTTTTTGAGGCCGATCATTCGAGACTGCAGATCCTGTACGACCCGGAGCTGGGAATTGTACCCGGCCAGATCCATGCCCTTGTCGATGCCTTCCAGCTTGCCCGTCTCCAGATCGAGGAGCTTTTGCGTCAGGGCAATCCGTGCCTCAATGGTATTCCGCCAGCTCATCCCGGCCTGTTCCGCCAGGTCCAGTTCATAGAGCTGGGCATTGATCAGGGCAGTCTGGGCGGCGAGGCGCTTTTCCGCGTTCTCCTGGGCAAGATCGGCCATTTCCTTTTCGAACTGGGCGAGTTCCTTGGCGGTCTTAACCCCGGCCGCCCGCTGCGCTTCCACTTCCTTTTCGACGGCGGCCTTGTCTTTCATCGCCTGCTGTTGCTCGATGGCGGCGAAGGTCAGATCCCGTTCTGCGCCTTTCAGGTTGCGGTACTCCTCCCTGAGATTTTCCGCTTCGATTTCGTTCTGTCGAAGCTCTTTTCGCAATCCGGAGAGGCCGCTCAATTCAACTTCCTGAGCGGCGGTCAACTGAAACTGTCGTGCTTTTTCGACAAGGCGGGCGTATTCGCCTTCGGCTTTTTTTACGGTGGTGGACAGATTGGACGATGTGCCTCCCGTGCCGGATCCCGATCCACTTGCCTTTGGTTTCGCCAGCAGGGCCGCTTCCGCCTTGGCGAGGCCCGCAGGATCGGCCAGACCGAGGCCGGTTGCCTGTGGATTTTGCAGCGCCCCGGTGTTCCAGTCCCGCTTTCCAGTCATCACATCTTTGATGTTGGAAAGATTCCCCAACATACTGCTCCATGTGTTCACTATGTCTCGATAGCTGTTGCCGACCTCGCTTAATGCTCCATTGATCATACCAATGGCTAAAATGATCTTGCCAGGGCCCGCTCCAAATAGCATCTTCCCAACAATTCCCATGCCCGCAGCTTCGACAACCCAACCGGGCAGGGCGTTGTAGAACGTCATGATGCTGTTGAGTCCCTCCAGGACTTTTCGGAAAGCCTCTGGAGCCTTCTCGCCCGCATTGACAATCAGCTCCGCGAATTCCTCTGACAGTTTCCGAATCGCTTCCTGCGCTTCCGGCTTGGAGACCTCTTTTCGGAACCTCTCCATGGCCGTGGTAATTGCGCCAACGGAATCCTGTGTTGCACTACCGAAAGCCTCGCCCAGGGCAACCTTGAAATCGAATATCGCCGTCTTCATCCGGTTCAGGTTCGCTGCAGTAGACTGGGATGCTTTGTCAATCGCTCCAGAAAAATGTTGGCGCAGGGCAGCGGCAAATTTAGGAAGAAAATCGTCGGACATCAATTTCCCTTCGACAAGCATCTTGTCGAGTTGGGCCGTCGAAACCCCCATTGCCTTCGCTGCGACCTGAAACGCGCCAGGAAGCTGTTCGCCTAACTGTTGTCTCAATTCTTCGGCTGATATTTTGCCCTTGCTCATCATCTGCGAGATGGCTCGCAACGCCCCATCGGTATCATCGACAGAGAGCTGTAGAGCGGTGGCAGCTTCCGAAACCGCTGTAAAGATCTCTTTGACCGGCTCACCTTCCAGAGCGGTCCCTTTCGCAGCCGCGGCTATTTTGATATATCCCTGCGCCGATTCCTGCAGGGATAGGCCCAGCCTTTTCGCTTCCTCACGGACAAACGCCATGGAGTCCGCGGAGGCCTGAGAAGACCCGAGGGCTGACTCCATGGCTACATTCATGCGTTCCATCGCCACTTGGGCGCCGACAACCTCTTTTATGAAGGCGGCTGCCTGATAGGTGGAGAATACCGTCCCGATGACTGCGCCGACTTTTTTCCAGTCAGAAGAAATGGAAGACACACTGGATCTGGACTGAGAATCCAGACTGCGGAAACTGTTCCTCACGGACTCAAAGGCTGCTTTTGTCTGATCCAGGGCGGCAATTGTTATTTTTACGCGGTCATCGGCCATTCTGTTTTTTCTCCTGGCCTCCCAGGGTGCGGGCAAAGGGGTTACAGGTTGCGCAGTCGCGCTTCCCGGTTTGTTTGCAGACCGCGCAATAGGCGGACTGCGGATCTTTCACTTCGGACAAGGGGACGTCCTTTTCTTCCGGATCTTCCTTTCCGCCTCCCGTAAAGAAGGCAATCACGGCTTCCCGGAAGAGGACCTCGCGCTGACGGTATTTCAGCCAGGGTTTGCAGTCGTCGAAGGTGTATCCCCAGAGGATGCAATCTCTCCGGGTGATGTCTCCGGCGGCGAGGAGGACGACGAGGGCGTCGATTGCGTTTTCGTCATCATCCCGTCCAGAATTCCCGCTGCCTGGCTGAGCTTCGCCAAGATCGAGGGCAGCGGGTTGCATTCGAAAAAATCCTCGATGACCTTAATGACCGCGTCCGCAGAAATGGTATATTCCAGCTCATCGGCGAGCGCAGGCAGGTCCTTGTCCTTCAGGGCCACGCCTTCGGGATTGAGGACTACGGCCAGGGCCAGGGGAAGGCGGTCTCCCAGGATGTCGACCATACCCAGGACATCCACGTTGCCGGGGATCGTCAGCCCCTTGAGGATGTCGAGGAGCTGACGCCACTGGCCGAGGACCAGCTTGTTTTGATAATAGGTTTTTTCGTTGATCGAATATTCCGGCATTAGATCGTCGCCTCCGCGTTTTTCAGGGTGATCTTGATCGCGCTCGCGCCGGCGTCGTCGTCGTAGAACGCCTGGAAGGGTCCCTTGTAGAGAATTCCCTGCGGGCCTTCGATGACCGGCGTCTCCTTGGCGAAATACAGCTCGGGAATGTCGAATTCGAGATATTCGTTCCCGTCCGTGCCGGCGCCGGTCCCGTGGGTGTAAATCAGCTTCAGGGAGGATTCCGTGGAACGCATGGCCTTGATATAGGCAGACATGGACTCGAACAGGCAGGTCATCGTTCCGGAGACGCCGATCTTCCCTTCCGGAATGCTGCGCCGGATCCCGCCGCCGCCGATCACGAAGTTGCTGCCGTCCAGATTGTTCTCGATAGTCAGTTCGATGGTCGTCACGATGGCGATGTCCGCGCCGCCTTCCTGCACCGTGGAGATCGAGAACCCATCAAAAGGCGAGTGACCGAGATCCGTAATCGAGCTGTCCAGGGATGCGCTGCCCAGCGTGCCATTTGACGTCGCGCTGCCGGGCGAACTGTTGTTGTCGGCAATGGTTTCATCATTTTGAAAGGTTCCGGTGTCGTTGATCAGGATCAAGTTTCCTGCCGCATCGACGTCCTGGACTCCCTTGATCAGGCCAGTAGCTGAGGATAATGCTCCAGTCAGGGTCTTCCCTGCCGTAAACTCGGCCGTCTGGGTGTCATATCCCAGGGCCTGAGCCTCGTAGCTTCCGAGGAAATCGAAGGTGATGTCCTGAAATCCCTCGGCCTTGGCGGACAGGGTGAACTTGTTGACCTTGCAGCCCAGGAAAAGAAGGTATTCGGAAATATCGATAAACCCCTTTTCAAACAGGAAACTGGCACACTCTCCGTCGATGGTGATCGTGTGGGTGTATGGCGCCTCCGCACCCGAGGGGACACTTTTCCCGAGCAACCCCTTGAGAAACGCCCCGTATGAGGGAGCCAGTTCCGTCCGGATGGAGCCGGACACGTTCCGGTTGCCGCGGACTGGTTTTGTCGGGTTGCGGTTGCTGCGAATGACCTGAGACGTGATCAGGTTGATCTGTTCCCCCAGGGATTCGCTCACGAAATAGCAGTATTTCATATCGGCGGCAGCCGGCGGCGTCCCGAATGTCGTTTCTTCCTGGAAGGCCAGGTAACTGTTTGAACCCTTTGCCTGAGTCATGATTTTATCCTCCTGACAAAATTAAGATATGGCGGTGCGCTCCATGACTTCGAGGGTCAATTCCGCCGTGTGGTAAATGTCGTCGCCGAATTCGCTTTCCTTGGTCACGGTGACGCTGTCGATCTGGATCTGCTTGTGGCTGATCGCCGTTCCGTTCAGGGTGCCGTTGGACTTGAACTGGGAGAAGATCGCATCGAGGATGCCCTGGAAGGTCTTCTCCGAGCCGGCCGCGTCATCGAGGGCGTAAACCCCGGCGATCCGATAGATATGCACCCGCTCGATCTGTCCTTTTGGCCCCATGATGACCTGCTCCGCGCTTGTTGATTCCCGATGAATCACCCAGCCGTTGACCGTGGTGGTGCCCGTTTTGGTCATGAGGTTCCGGAAATCCGTGATGCTCCGGGCATAGCGCTCGTAGTCATGAACGACTCCGATGCCGGATACTTTTTCCAGTTCGACCTTGATCTGTGCCCGGATCAGCGCTTCGCTCATGATTTGGATCCCCCTGAGATATACCGCTGGATATTGGCCAGCGTCTTTTCGTTGATGTTCTTTACGATCCGGTTTTTCTCCTGCTCAAACACCGGCCCGATCACGGGACGCGGCGGAATTACGAGCTCGGTCGTGGATTTCTTTAATGGGAACCCCAGACCGAAGGCCCAGCGACGGGATCTCGAAGTCACGGGCACCCGAAATCCCATGGCGTGCTTTTTGGCAAGAACGGTCGTCGCGCCGGGAGAATGTCCTGAGAGGAATCCGATTTCGGCAACCATCATGCCTTCGTCGTAGGAATATCGGGTTCCGCCGGCCAGCTTGAGCAGGGGGGCGGTTTTTGTACTGAGCATCCGGCCTTTGTAAATATTCCGGGCCTTGTCATATTTGATCGTCCCTTTTGATGTAAATTTATACTTGGATTTCCGGTAATTCTTTACCCAGCCCCCGAATCGATGATAATTGCCGCTAAAGGCTCCGATAGCCAATGTTCCGCCCGACTTATTCAGGACGCCTGTATGCGGATTCAATTTCTGCCAGGAACCGTTCGGGCCGCCCCTACGGATCGTGTCCCGGACGACGTTCTTCAGACGCCAGCCTTCCGATTTAATTGCCGACGCAATGGCCCGTTCGGCATATTTCGGATATTTCGCCATGAGCGCTTCCGCGTCTTCCAGTCCGATCTCCCCATGCTGCTTGCCGATGTAGAGTTCCATTATTTTCTCCTTATTTCCGGTGGTGCTGGAGGTGGCGGCGGCTTGACCGCATCTTTGGGCGGCGGTGGGTTTGATTCCTTTTTGCTCATTACGAGTCCTTGTTGATCTCGATTTCCCATTCAAGACCGTCGTTGATCTTCCGCGCCCCGATGACGCCCCAGGTTTCCGTCCCGATGGTCACGGTGTCCCGGTTGGTCACGGTTTCAATCCCGTCGTCTCCGCTCGCCTGGATCTGCATCGTGGCGTTTATTCCGTAGGAGTTCGAGCCCTGATACTGATCCCCCTGGCCATAGTCGATGATCGCCGGGATGGTCTTCGGTGTGCCGCCGCTGGGCGTGTAGGTCACATCCACGGCAAAATCGTCCGTACTGTAAAAGGTGGACAGGTCATCGGCTCCGATGGTCATTTACGCCCTCCGTTGCGCTGCTCAAGAATGGTCTGACAGGCGATGCACCGGACAGCCGTCGGATTCGCCTGCAGACGTTTCGGCTCAATCGGTTCGCCGCAATCAACACATTCGACCGGCCTTCCGAACTCCATGGGCGGCATCCCGGCTCCGGATCTGAGCTTGTTAAGATGGGCGTTGAGAGCCTGGTCCCGGTACATCTCGTCGTATTGCTGCGCCCTGTCGATGTCGTCGGCCATGGTCAGTCCTTCTTTCTGTCCCGAAATACGGGGAACGTCCCGGAAACCGATTCCCCGATGGACTTCAACAGCCGGCTGGCGGGAAACATTCCCGACAGAGTGGACCAGATGATATACATGGCCACCCAGTTATCGCCTACGAACTGAGTCAGCCAGGCGTTTGTGTTGGGAACGTCGATCATATTTTGCCCTCGTAAATGATGTTTCCGTTAAAAGTATTTCTGCCCCGAAAGAAAGAAATCCATTTTTCACGCTTGCGATTGGTCTTCATATGACAAGATCTGCATAGCGTTATTAGATTCACTGGATCACAATTTTCTTTATTGTAATCAATATGATGTACATCCATCGTTCTCGCTAAATCATCTTGATGGGTACAACAAATCTGGCAAGTATAGTTGTCTCTTTGGCGAATTGCTTCCTTCAAGAGATTTGTCCAATCTTGAGTGTAAGGGATTTTCGAAATCCCTCCTCTCCAGTTGTTATTCTTTTTGCCGCTATGCCCTGCGCTTATATTTCTTCTCCATGATTCCGGAAGAGTTTTTCCTTTTCGATGCAATGATATTTTTGCCTTTGATACATCGGAATGATGCTTGCCCCACAGTGGATGATTTTCTCCCCTTAGAGCTTCAGATAATTTCTTCTTAAATTCTTCCGTTCGAACCTTACCGTGATTTGCTCTCGATATTTTGTGCTTCGTTTCGTCTGTATGCGGCTCGCCTTGTTGCGGCTTGTGATGATTATGAATGAAGTGATTATTACCGTTAACGACCTGGCCACATCCACATTCGCAAAGTTTACCGAGGGGAGACTTTGTTTGCCCATAATGCCGTCGCCCATCATTGTCGCATTTCTTGCAATGTGATCGGACCCCATACCTCCCAAGCGCAGATCTATAAAATTCAGAAATCGGCTTTACTTCTCTGCACTTAGTACATATTTTTTGACGACTTTCGGTCATATAATACCTTCATACACAATCGAGAAATACTTGGAAATCCGCCATTCGTCGACCAGCTCGTCGGGAGTGATGCCGTAACAATTCCGCCCGCCGAGAGTCTGTGCGCCGGCCATGATCAGGAACAGCGCCGTCAGCTCCGAGCAGACCTGCCGGTTTGCGATGTGTATCTTGCCGATATTCAGGGCATGGAGAAACAATCTCCACGCGGGATATATTTTCCCTTCCTGGGTTTTGACGATCTTGTACCCGCGGTTGAAGGCCGGAGAGTCCATTCCTTTATAGCGGGCGATCAGGACGTTGTTATTCCGATAGGCCTCAAATAGATTCTGGCTCCGGACTGTCCAGAGGGCCTCGTAAGTCTTGCCGGCGGAATCAAGAATGATCCCCGTATGGGAGTAGGATGCCTCGCTGTCGGCGGACTGTACTTTCTGCCCGAGGCGAATCATCCAGCCGAAGACCCCGGGAAGGGATGACGCGAATACGTCTCCGGGCCTGACTTTGATCAGGTCAGAGGGGTGCTGCCCGGTTGTCACGGTGCATGATGTCTTCATCTCCGCTCCTATGCGCCGATCCCCGAGAGAAATCCTTCCACCAGGGCTTTCAGCAAAGGCAGATCCGCGTTGATGGTGCCCGTCGCTGCGCTGTAATTCAGTTCGCCAAACAGGACCACAAGAGCGGCTTTTTCTTCCGCCGTGCAATCCTTTAGAAGTCCTGCGAGAGCCTGGTTCACTGAATCGTTGGCGGCTTTTTTGTCCTGATCTTTGTCGATAGTTGCGGATATTCCTCTGAGCATCCCGGAGATCAAGACCGTTTTTCCGGGATTGTTTGCGGCAACAAGGATTCCGGCGGCCGTGGCAAGGCGTTTGACCCGCGCTTCCTGCGTTTCCGCTGCGCCAAAAAGCCTCTTGAAAAAGTTCGCAATGGCTGAAAACATATCGGGCCTCCTTATTCACCACTCAATCTGATATTGATAGGTGATGCTGGCGATGCCTTTATAAAGACGAAAGGGACGGGATCAGAACACCCCCATAGGTTGCAGGCCTTCACCTGATACTCGTGCTTTCCCTCATCGATAGGGCCGAGATCGTATCTCAGGGCGAATTCGATGGCGGGTACATTCACATCCGCTTTGCTCCCCTCGGAAATCACATAGGTTTCAACCGCGCCGGTTGTTTCGTCGCCGGGCTGCGGATCGCTTTTAAGGTATGGCGAGGCGAACGCCTGTGACGCCAACAAAATCATGATGCAGGTCAGGAACAGTTTTTTCATTTAGGCCTCCCGATAGGTCTGAATCCGCTTCGTCCATCCTCGGGCGAAACGCTTCTGGGTTGTGTTGTTTTCGACGATCTGCACGTAACGCTGGAACTGGAACCCGTTCAGGCAGACCCACAGCGCCCGTGCGTCGCGTGTGATCCACTTGTTGAGACGACTGATTGTGGCCGAGCCCATGATGCCGTCCACTTTCAGGGACTCCCCCAGATAATTGAGGGATTCCTGGACGATCTTCGTCGCGGCTGTTTTTCCCATGTTGACCGCCGTGTCGAAGATCTCCGCGGCGATTGCCGGGCTCAAGACAGAATCCAGTTTCAGCGGATCCCAGTAGAAGGCCTTGTAGATCGTGCGGGCTTCTTCTTTTTTGAGCTCTGACACGTAACAGGTCGTGACGATTCCTTTGAGATAGGCCTCGTTAAGGGTCTTTTCGGTTATCCCCCAGTTCGTCTTTCCGCCCCGGTCCGCCGGATCGTCGCTGTATCCGCCTTCCGACATGAGGGTCTGTTCAAAGGCGTAGTCAAAGGGTTTCATCTATTCCCCGCAAAGCGCGTGCCGCGCCATGTCGTAGCATTCCGCCAGCAGCGGATCTTTCCCCACATACCGGCTGAAATCTTCGGCAATGTCATACATCCTTGGGCTGTGCGGATGTGCCGTGTTGATGATCATGGCTACACTCGGCCTATCGATGAGCGGATACTCCTGATCCCGCTTTCTGCTGTACAGAAACAGAGCCAGCGACTGTTCGACAGATAGACGATAGTTATTCTGAATTCCCATGATCACCCCTTGAACATCTTTCCGCCCCAGGCGATGTAGCCGTAGATCAACAGACCAATGATCCCCAGGACGATGGCATTGGCCATAGCCCGCAGACAGGTCGATTTCCAGCTCTGTGACCATTCAATCATCCCCGATATGAACTCGTGATGCTGATAGTGCTTTTCCCGGTCGATATAGAAATCCTTCATCTGTTCATTCATCGCTTCCGTAACCGCTTTTTTGATCACGTCGTAATTTTCCAAGATCGAAGGCCCTCATCAGGAAGTGGGTAGGCTCCGGGGCCGTGGAAGGGTGGCAGTGGGATTAGGCTGCCCGGCCCCGGAGTCCAGGGTTTATCAGGTGAATGTATACAGGCAGGCGTGTTGCCAGTAGCCGTAACCGACATTCCGGATCGCCTTGACGCCATAATGGTGTTTGTTTTCGTTGAACTCCAGCTCAGACCCTTCGGCGACGGCTGACACCGTGATCGGCTCCTCTTCCTGGCGGATAAGGGGCTTCGTTTCGGCGTCTTCGCGGAAAAGGTAGAACTTCGCTCCTGAAGTCAGGCGGGGATTTACGGTCAGTTTGAAATCGAATCCTTCAATATTCTTGATGAGGTTGCTCTGGCCGGACGCGATATAGTCATTGCCCATGACCGCCGCAAACGGGGGAAGATAGACAGTCGGTATCATGATCCGGAACTGTGATGCCCCTTCGTTCATGGGTTCGCCCTGGTCGTCCTTGAATCCAAGGATTGCGGCAAGGCAAGCCATGATCGCGGCTTCGGCTTCTGCCGCTGTCGGCTGAGTGTCGGTTGCGGCCGCTCCGGTCAGGTCGTTATCCTGAGTTCCGGAATCGCCCTCCGAATGGTCAGTGTCGAAGAAATAATGACCGTCATAACATTTTCCTCCGGCAGCCTCGCCGGCGACAATCAACGATGTCAGCAATGATGCCCAGTGGCTGTTTGCCTTGCGTGCCAGCTCGGCAACCCTGAGCATGACCTGCCCGGTTTTGTCCCTGCGGATCTCATCAACCAGAACCTCAAGAGTTCCTTCGAAGGTCTTGTTGACGATGGTGACACCGTTTTCCCGGAAGCCCTTCGCCTGCCGGCCGCCGATCCATTCCCGCATCACCGGGGCCATGCCAAGCCATTTGTAGGTTTCCGATTCCTGGTTGCTATCAAACAGCATGGAAGTGCCAGCTATCCATGATCCGCTGAGGTCCTCTTTCAATCTGTTGTAAAACTCGCCGATGATGGCTCGGCTGCCTAATCCTGATGCTCCCATTGTGAGCCTCCTTTTTACGTAATTTTAAGATTAATGGGTCTGGCCGGCACCCCGGCCCACGTTTCTCCTGGGGGGACGTCTTTGGTGACGACGCTGCCCGCTCCAATTACGGCGTTATCGCCGATATGTATTCCACAGAGGATCGTTACCGATGCTCCGATTTTGACGCCCTTACCGACAACGGTTTCCGCCCAGTCTTCTGGAGTCGCCGGCGGGAAGGTGTGGGTGAACGTAACCCGCGGACCCAACCAGGCAGACTCTTCAATCCGGATCTTCCCCGGAACAAAGGCGAATGCTCCGATGGACACGTTATCGCCTATGATTGCGTCGCCGATGTCGCAATAGGCCCCGATCTTGACGTTCTTCCCTAATTGCGGTGTTCCGTAGATATTGGCGGGCGTCCAGACGGTTGCTTTGCTATTCATTGATGACTCTCTCGTAAATCTTGATCATGGCTTCGGCCATGGACTTGCGGTCCGGAACTTCCTTCGGCTGCCGTGGCTCAACTTCGCCTTTGAGGATGGCAATCAGTTCTTTCGCCTGTTCGCGCTGGTCGCCTTCATGCAGCCAGTAATGGGCGTATTCATTCCCGGCCCACGAAATCAGTTTCGATCCGGCAGCTCTGGCCTCCAGGCAGATCCGGTCAAAGTCCCCGTACCGTACCAGGCCGATGTAATAATCCGTGGACTGGAAGGCGTTGCGGAGATCAGGCCAGGCCAGAGACCCGCCGGCGATGTAGCTCTTGAACGCGCACCCGTTGGCGTGCATCCAGGGGAACCACCAGCGATGCTGATCACGGGGCAGATAATTCAGGTGCAGGCGGGCGCCGGGGACCTGATCGACGACCCAGGGCCACATGATGATCAGATCCAGTGGCCACTTGATGTAATGACAGTTCTCTGCGGACAGGATACTGGGAGCCCCGGCATACTTCCCGCGGCTTTCGCCCTGCTGCCAGTATTCCAGATCGATGCCCATGGGTACCAGGTCAACATGCTTCGGTTTCTGGCAGAGTCCCTGCCAGATGTCCCGTATCCGTGGCCAGAATGTGACAACCGCATCGGCGGCTGCAAGCCAATACTGGGCGATCATGAAGGGATCGCTCGCGCCGTAGCCGATATTGAGGCCGGCTTCGACCGACGACTGGAAGACGTGCTCCGGCGTCCCGTGGGTGATGTAAACCTTCCGGAATTTATCCCCATGGAATTCATCCGGAAGGTGCTGATGGATGACGTGGATGTCCGCTGAACGGGCTTCGTCGGTAACAGGCTGAAATGGTCCGTAAACGACCGACTCCAACCCCAGAATGCGCTCCGTCTCCGCCATTTCTTCGGCTACGCGGCTCATTCCCGATCCGATTTTTTCCGTCCAGTGGGCTATCCTCATCTCAATTCACTCCTTAGGCGTGGTAGGATGCTACCTTGCTGTCCGTAGTGGAGAGCAGGGTAGAAAGGGAGGCAGCCTTGCTGTCTCCGGTGCTCAGGTTTGCTGACATGATGCCTGAGTTGGACACCGCCTTGCTGTCCGCCGTGGAAGTCAAAGTAGAAAGCGAAACAGCTTTGCTGTCACCCTTGCTCAGGTTCGTCGAGATGACAACGGAGTTGGAGACCGCCTTGGAATCGGCAGTCGAAGCCAAAGTGGACACAGATGCTGCCTTGCTGTCCGTGACGGTGTCTTCCGGTTCGGCGGAGAAGGCCACGACGCAGGTGTTTGTTCCCACGTAACGGTGCACCCAGCCGATCTTGGTATTGGTGCCGGCGGTCAACGTGAACGTGCCATCGTCACTGACATAGACAGGTTTCCCGACGTCAGTGATCGCGACACCGCTCAGTGTCACTTCAACTTTTCCTTCGGCGATGACGTCGACATTGATCGCTCCGTCCGTTGCCACTGCGGAGTTGTCCGCCTGGCGCTGGGCAAAGCCGCGGAAGGGATCGCCGGCAACACAGCCGCGCATGTATCCGGCGCCGTCGTCGCCGACTGCAGCGCCTTCATAAATCAGCGTTGATGCCTTTACGGGAAGGGTGTTGATGCTTCCCAGTTCGTATGCTCTGGGGGTATCAGCAGAAAGTGCCATGTTCTATTTCCTCCTTGCAGGAATGTTTGTTTTGTTAGCGGCCCTTACTTACGGCCGAAGATTTTGATTCGCCCGGCTGCCGCGTTTTTCTCGTAGGCCAGATATGCGTTGAAGTTGTCCTTGAACTCCGCTCGGAGATCCGGGGATTTGTCCCATTCCGCCTTGGCCTTATCTTCCAGGGGGAGATGATCCAGCGATCCTTGTTCCGAGCCGGGAGCAGGGGCCGCGGCGTGGGCTGCCGGCGGAATGGCGTCGGCCTTGATCTTGGTGAGTTCTTCGGCCCGAACCGCTTTTTCCGCCTTCGCCTGCTTCATGGAAAAGTCGGCGGCAGAGCAGGACTGATCTTTCTTGCATTCCGCGAGAAGCGCTTCATGGCCGGGAATAAGGATGTCATCCATGGCCGTGATCCGCTCGCGTTCCTTATCAGCGCCTTCCTTCAGCCCTTCGGTTTTGCCTGCGGCGAAGGCCTCCGTTCTGATTGCTTCCTGGGCTTCCTGGGCACCGACTGTCCGGCCATCCTCATATACGGACCGGTAAAGATCGGGGTGTTTCGATTTGAGCTCTTCAATATTCATTTGGTTATCCTCCAAAAGAGTGTTTATTATTTCATCAAGGGTTTTCAGGCCGTCAACCAGGCCGTTCTCCATGGCCTCCCGGCCAAGGAATACCTTACCATCCGCTGCTTCCAGTACCTGCTCCACCGAGCGCCCCCGGAAATCGGCGACCGAATCCACAAAGACACGGTAAATCTCGTCGACCTGTCCCTGTATGTAAGCCTTGCCGTCATCGGAAAGAGGGGAGTGCATCGAGGCGATGCGTTTGTATTTACCGGCGGTGATCTCCGTGCATTTTACTCCCCACATCTCATCATTCTTCGACACATCAACATGGGTTGCGACCACGCCGATGCTGCCCACTTCCGTCGTTTCCCCGGCAATGTAAATCTTGTCCGCCGCCGATCCGATCCAGTAAGCCGCGGAACACATCATTCCGTCGGCCAGGGCAACGACCGGTTTGGTTCCTTTTGCGGCAGAGATCGCGTTGGCCAGCTCCTCGGTTCCGTCAACGGTCCCGCCTGGCGAATCGATATGCAGGACAATCGAGTGGACTTTCGAATCCTGTAGTGCGTGCCGGAAGGCGTATCCGATGTCGCGCATCGAGGTGCCGCCGAACAGATACGAAAAAAACGTCCGGTTCTTGGAGAGCACATCCATCACCGGGATGATGGCCACACCACGATCAAAGAGATAGCCGCAAAGGTCATCGGGATTGTCTGTGTCAGCGCTGCGAATGTTTTTTGCTTCCCGTTTGAGGCCTTTCAGATCCAGCTTTTCACTGCGCATATGCGCTTCGTACAGGGTCCGGATTTCTCCGAGTTTCGCCGGAACGATGGCCCAGGGTGAAGTCATGATGTCCAACAGTTTCATTCGTCGTCTCCTTCATCGTCACCGGCTGACGGAGTTGATGCCGGCGCAACGCCTGTCTGTCCTGGCTGCCACATGCCGATGGCCTTGAGCATTTGCCGCTCTTTGGCTATCCGCGGATAGTTGCGCTCGAAATCGCCGCCCGTAATGGCCACTGTCTCCTCATCGATGGTGGACAGGGCAAGGTCTAATCGCTTTTCGGCGGCGTTGACTTCCTTCAGGGGGTCGATCTGGCCGGGGGCGTCTCCGATCCAAAGAGAACCAAGATAGGCATGACGGATGCTGTAATCCCGGAAATATCCGGGGGCCTGGATACGTCCCAGGCCGATGGCTTCCGTCAGCCAGTTTTCATATACGATCTGGCAGAAATTCCGCGCCAGCCAGGCCCTTCTATTCTTGAAAAACCGCCACGCTTCGAGCAGGGCAGCCCGTGACGCGCTGTATGAAGAGCTGAAGTGATGAATCAGGACTTCGTAAGGGATTTCCAAGGCAACTCCAATCTGGCGCAGGATGGAAGTGACGAAGGGGTCAAACGCCTGGTTCGGTCTGCCAGGGTTCGCCGTGCTGACCTTTTCGTCATGGGCAAGACCAACGATTGCGCCGTATCCCATTTTGTAATCCTCATCGGATGCCTGAGCGTTCGTCTCGGAGTCTGGCATGAACATCCCGAGCTCGCCGGTTCCACGTTCCGTCTCGACAAAGACGGTGAACATCCCGGCAACAACAGCGGCCATGAGCTCTGCTTCGGTGTAGCGGTCCAGTTGTTTCAGGGAATCGATGACGGGGGCAAGGTAGGGGACGCCACGGGTCTGACCGGGACGCAGGACGTGATAGAGATGAATCACGTTTCGCAGCCCCGTGTTCCGTCCAAAGGCCTCGACGATGTCCCAGGTGTAATTCTTTTTCGAGGCGTAGAGCATGTTCCCGGGGTGCTGCCGGGTGATGTGATAGCGCAGCGGTGCGCCATAGGAATCCTTTTCGATCCCGGCTGCCAGGGCTTCCGAGTCGGGAGCCCAGTTTTTGTTGCAAACCCTATCTGATTCGACCACCTGCAGGCGAAGCAGATAGGGGGAAAAGCCGCGGACAAAACGGGGCATGAGTGTAAAGGATTCGCCGTTTTCCAGCGCCTGGCGGAAGACCAGCTCCTGAATGTCTCCGAAGGTCAAGCTCCTGGCAACGTCGCATTCGTGCGAATCCGCCCACATGGACCATTCGCGCTCCGTGTTTTCCTCCCAGGCCGAGGCCTGCGCCTCATCCATGCGGAGGACAGACCGATCAATCCGGCTCTGCAGTTTGAGCCCCTGGCCGATGACGCTGGTGACGACGGTATTAACGGCTCCGCCGGCCAGTGGGGAATTGCGGATCAGGTCCCGGCTGCGGTCGCGCAGGGTCGGCAGATCAAGCAGGATGTCGGAATCCGCGTCGCGGCTTCCCGTGATCCACTGCTTCAATGACCGCCTCGTTTTGGACGCCCCAGTATATCCGCCATTGAGGGCCAGACGGCAGCGGGCGGCAAAGCGGCGCTGCCCGCGTTCCGGGTCAAACCAGGCCACAACGCGGTCAACGATGTTCTGCTCTATGGCGATCTTTTTTCTGCCGACTGATATTTCTGTCATGTAGGCGTAACCCCTCGAACCGTCGGGCCGCGGCGGCTGGTGGTCTCGGTTTCGATCTGGTAATCGCAGAATTTCAGGAATTCGATGACATCCTTCAGGCTGCGAAAGGTGCGGCTGCGGTTGCCGATGTCATAAGACTGGGTAAGCACGGATCCGGAGGCAATGTCGTCCAATATTTTTGTTTTCAGTGCCGTCCAGGTTGTGAATGCCATTCGCGCCCCCAGATGTTGATATTTTTAAACCCGCGGGCACCATATCATGGGTTTTTTCTAAAAAAGTGCATTCGCGGACAGTTTAGGGGGGAGTTTAGGGGGGAGTTTTAGGGGTATTTGGGGGGGAGTTTTTTCTTGACAGGTTTTTGGAGTAACAAAAAAGGCCGGTATCCGGCCTTGAAAATTCATGTATGTTAAATGGAAATTTAACGTACAGATTCAACCCTGATTTTCATCCTGAAGGACCTGCTGCAGCTTGTTCTTCATGGATATCCGGGTGTAGATCTTGAAAAATTCGTCGATGTTTTCGCAATGGGCAATCCAGCCGCTTCCAGGCTCATATCTGGCCGGCATGCCTGATTCGATGTATTTCTTGAACATGTATTCCGAGACGCCGCCTATGTATTCCATGATTTCATCTTTACTATACAGGATTTTATCCGATTTTTTCACCGCCATCAGAGCTGAATTCCCCCGCTGATCGTCCGCCGTACTTTAGTCGCTGGTTGAGTATTCGCATGATCCGAAATGAGCCGCAGGCCTCCGCCGGGGAATTCCATCTCGACACAGGCTGCGGCCAGGCATTCCGCATCGAGGATATGGTTCGGCCGTTGGTGGACATTGACCCATTCCTCCTGTCCCTTGTCATTGAGCTCCTTTCGCTCGGCCAGGATCTGGGCTGCGTAGTCCGTCCCGGTGTCGGCATGGAGAAATGCGGCACCGGGAGAACTCCGCGTTTCCTCTTGGGCGGCAAGCTGCAGGCGGTAGTGAAATTGATCCTTCTCCTTATCCGTATCGATCTGGAGCACCCGGAGGACAGAGGTCAGTTTTTTTCCAGCCGGCGTGGACAGGATCGGGCTGCCCAGCTTGAGCATACCGGGCAGGTTCGTGCTCGATCCCTTCGTGCCCCACAGGGATATTCCGCCACGGCCGCGATTTTTGACCAGCCAGAAATACGTTTCTTCCGTCATGGTCATGTCCTCGTATTTTTTCCCGCCGCCGGTGTCGATGCAGGCCCGGAATATCCTCATCGTCCGCTCCGCTCCGGCAACCGGGTAGGATGTCTCGAACAGGAGCCGCTCCAGGTCCTCCCACGTCGCCAGAAATCCGTAATGAATCAGCCATGATGTCATATCCTGTGCCCATGCACGGACGGCGAACCAGAACCCATGCTGCTGCACGTCCACGCCACAGGACAGGGCAATCGCGTTTTCCGGGACTGTTTGCGGCGGCAGGGGGCAGCGGGCGGCGAGGATCTGTTCTTCGTTTTTCGAAACAATGGTCATTTTCCATGGTTCCGCCAGGTGCTTGTTATAAAAATCCTTGAACTTGTTGATGTCCGTCTTCCCGCGTAGAAAGGCCGCGGCGATGGTCCCGAATGATACGAACGGCGACAGCCAGGATGGCAGGTGAAAGCCGATTTTCAGGGGCTTGCGGGTGCGCAGGTATTCATGGAGCTCGATGCCCGTCTTCCTGTCCCGCCATTTTCCTTTGCGGACGGCCCGGTCCCGGTCGTAATCGTTCCACTGTGCCATGCAGGAAGGGCATTCGTACCATGCCATCTTTTCCGCCTCGATGGTTTCCGGATCCTCGGAATGGCATTTCCCATCCGCTCCCGGTTCCGCAGTGTGGGCCCACCGGATATTGCCGAAGCTCATCTTGTGATGATGGCCGCAGGCAGGGCAGGTTACATGATAATCGAAGATGACCTGCGCCTCGGTCGTAAGGGCCTTCCAGATGTTTCCTGTTTCAACCGTTGGCGTGGATACCTTCCAGATTTTCCGGTTATGCCGATATGTGATCGTCCGCGCCTCGCCCAGTGAAATCGGGTCCGATTCCCGCTTGCCTGCTGTCTCCGGATATTTGTCCACCTCGTCAAAGAAAACGTACCGGATCGGCTTGTTGGCCAGGCGGGCGGCAGATCGCGCCCAGGCGATATATATGGGCATGTGCTGGAGTGAGACGCGGAGATTCGCACTGTCATCGTCAACTCCGGTCATGTAGCTGCGCAGTTTCGGACTGGACTTGATCATCGGCTGGATTCGGTCCTGCATATTTTCCCGGCCGGTGAGCTCGTCGGGGTAGATCCCGAGTACCGGTCCAGGATCACGATCGATGGCGTACCCGAGGCAGTTAATGACGGCCTCCGAACCACCGACCTGCGGGGACTTGCAGACGATTACTGTCTGGACTGAGGTATAGAACGACGCGTCCATAATGCCGGCCAGGTATGGCGTGACGTCGTTTTTCCACTTGCCGGGCAGAACGGACATGGTGACATAACGGTATCTTTCGCACCAGCGGGATACGGGGATCTTCTTCTGCTTGCGACAGATGCGACGGAGCGATTCCGGAGGACGGAACCGGTATGATTTCCTCTCCCCGGAATCTCGCAGAGAAACTGGCAACCAGAACCTGTCTTGCGGAATATGTACGGTCTGCAGCATTATTCAGATTCCGATTCCGTTTCGGCGTCCGGTGATGCATCGAAAACCACCTCATACTCACGGTCGCCCGAATAATTATTGATCAGCTCATCCAGATCGGCGTTCATCGCATTGATGAGTTCTCCGACTTTTTTGACATCTCCAACCATCATCCGGATCCACCCGGCCGCGTTGGATTGTATCCAGTGCTTAAGGCCCGCTTCGACGATGCCCGTCCAGGCAGCCAGTTCGATTTCCAGTTGCTCACGAGGAATCAGCTTTCCCAGCTCCTTGTCGAGGGCCAGCTTCTTTTTCTGATTGTCGAGCAGCAGGTTTTCCTGTTCGAGCTCCAGTTTTCTGCGCTGGAGCTCGTCGGTCGCTTCCCGAACGCGCTTTCCCGTGGATTTCTGCTTCAGCCAGGTCTTCGCGTAGCGGTCGACATCCTTGATATGGAATCCCCCGTCATCCCGCGGGCGCAGCTTCCCGTTGCCGTGATCTCGGTAAAGGCTTGTCCGCGACACCTTCCAGCCTGAGTTCTGGAGGTATTCCAGAACGGCCGGAATGTCGGAGAAAAACTTGGTCTCGGTAATGTCGGTTTCTGCAGCCATCAGGTCCTCAGTACGTCACCGCGCAGGGCAGTTCTCTCGAAATCAATATCGTTTACCTCTCACCATTTAATCAGCAGCTTGGAGAATTCATCCTCCAGTCCGTGTACCTTTTCAAAAAATTCCTTCATCTCCTTGTAAGAAGGAAAGCCATCGGCTTGCGCTAAGGCGTCTCTTTCAGATACCGAGAGCCATTTTCCGGCTACATTTATCCCATGATGATCGATCATGATTTCCTCCACACTTTTGCAGATTTCCTCGCCAAGTTTGCGGCATTTTTTAGTTCGAAGGCCCGTATAGAGATACAGCGTTTCGCCAACTCGCGGATCTTTCCCGTCCCTACGTTTGGCCCTGATTGTCTGGCGCTTCGTTCCATTCTCGACCAGGGGAGCAAACTGCTTTTTGAATCCTAATAATGGCATTTGCTTATCCTTTCACCCAGGGCAAATCATCATGCGTCCGGCTATCGAGGAGGCGACCGGCGGCTTTGCGGCCAACGCGGTAAGAACGTTTTCCGTCTGTCCATACATGATAATAGACTGCGTTTCTACTGGACAGAGCAGCAAAGGGGATGGACTCGAAGTCTGCTTGCGATTCATGAATCCATTCTCCCCACTGCTTGAAAAAGAAGGGCGTATTCGCCGCCGCACATTGATTTTTGATCGATCTTACCCAGTCCGGGTGCATCGACCTTGCACCGGAGCCGGTTTCGCCGCCGAGGATGACGGCATCAACCGCATCGTAATCTTCCGTGTATTCATTGCAATCCAGGCAAAGATACTCTAACCCAGAGAAAAAAAGAGCTTCTTCTGTTTCATGCCAGCCGCATTTGCAATGATGTGCTTTATGCCCTATGTACGGAAGTATATTGATATTTGACAACATCGGCTCAATGCTCAGAAACTTCTTTCCCGGCACCTGCAAAAACACAGGGATTTTCTCGTCCGCTTCCTGCTGGTTGCAGATGGTGAGGCCGTGCCAGACGTTATCCCCAGGAGGGCAGTGCCACATCATAGGCCCACTAACAGATACATAATGATGGAGCCATTGCGGACGCTTCGTAAGAACCAAGAATGTATGTTGTGGGCATTTCGACATTGTTTCGTATGCATCGCCCTTAAAGCCAACAGAGACCTTTTCATGGTGCAGATCATTCCAAACAGCGTACACTGTTGGCTTTTTCCTCTTCAGGGGAATAGACAGGCGGTCTGCGTGAAGTTTTATTTTTCGGCTGCCATCAAAATTTCTCGGTTCCGACTTATAAAATCTATGCTCCATTGCCAAAGCCCAACAATGGTCACAGCCGGGGCTGCAAGGTGTGCAACCAGAAACTAAACTGAGGGGCAAATCCCAATACCTGCCAGTCTCAATGTTAATCATGATTTATTCCCTTTGAAAAATCCGTCCCGTTGAACTGCTGGGCGTCGCAGCGGTAATCCAGACGGACGCGATACCTGATTCCCGGTTCCGCGCCGATGATCCAGCAACGGCTCTCTGTTCTGGGAGGATCTCCCGGTATGGTAAATTCAGGAATGTAATTTACACAATAGCGGCAGTTCTCGCTTTCGTTCGTCGATCCCTTGCGGTAATGCAGATCGTTTTTAATTTTCAGCCGTCGCAATGATCCCATGTCATTCTCCTTTCCCGTTTAAAAAATTCGACGCGTCAATCAGTTCCGCCGGATGAGCGAAAATGTAATCCGTCACCTCCGGGACGCGGAACACCAGCTCATTGATTCGGCCGCCGACGTATCTCCCGTTGCGCAGAACCGTGAAACGATTTTCGCTGTTGATAATATTGACGCCTGGATTCTTTTGCAGCAGCTCATACAGCTCAAGAACAGCCGCAGGAAGATCGGGAAGTTCAATACATGATGTTGTTCCCGATTCTCTCCGATTTTCGCCGATTCTTTCCGATTCTTTCCGGTTTGAAACGGCGCTACCTGTATCAATCGTCAATGCTGGCGGCAGCCCCGCCCTGATCCACTGTCCAAGATCAATCCCCATCTTACGTGCGTCTCCGGGGTCCTTTCCGTTCGGGACGGGCCAACGATGGCAATTTGGGTATTGTGCCGTCCACCAGGCGACAGCTTTTTTCCCGGCTTCGTCGTAATCCAGGGCCAGTAGGATCGAGAGAGCTTCACGGAGCGACTTATCGGCTTTAGCGTCCGGCTTTGCCGATACAGATCCAAGGGCGACCGCGCCGGACAGAGGACGGGCTGCATTTGAGCAGGCAATGGCGTCAAGCTCGGACTCCACGACAACAAAAGCCCGCTGATAGCGACCGATCACCATGACTGACATGGACGACCCGGGAAGAACGTAATAACGCGGTTCGCCTTCCGGCCTGCGGATGCGGATCCGCTGCAGGATGCCATCGACTGAATAGGGGATAACCAGCCCCCGTGGGATCCAGAGCGCTTTCGGCTTGCCGTCATCACGGAAATTCTCCGGCAGCCCCCACGCTTTGCGGAACCGATAGATGTCTTTCCCGTTTTCCCCTGGATTCCATCCGAGACGGAATTCCTTTGCCGTTCTCAGGTCAATGCCGCGCTCTTCGAGCCAGGCGATGGCTGTTAAATTCCGAATGAGCTCTTTATGTGCCCAGGACACGAACTTTTCTGCGTGCTCTTGCCACAGATCAGCAGGCGTGGCATGGACAGCCGGGGAAAAGGGCGCCGGCTCCTGTTTGTTTGCCGGAGCAACCGGAGAATTGAATCTCGCCGACAGAGATGGCGACGGCCGATCCGGAAGGGCAATACCCAGGGACGCGCAGGCCTCGGGAAAGGACAGACCGTCGAAGTCGCGGAGAAACTGGATATTATCTCCAGTTGCTCCACAGGATCGGCACCAGTACGCCCCTTTGCCTTCCATCTCCGCAGGCCAGACATGGAAACGGTCAGACCCGCCGCAGCCAGGACATGGCCCATGCCATTCACCGCCGTTCGTCGAGGCAACCTTTTTCAGATTTACTTTTTTCTGGGCCAGATCGAGAACATTCGTCATTTTGTTTAAAACCCTCCCTGTTTTCCGCTTTTTCCCTTTTTCCCTTTTTTCTTCTATCTATTTATTTTTATTATTCTTATTCAAATATAAATAATAATAACCCCCCTCCGTATGGGGAGGCAGGGAGAGTTTCGCCCTATAGAGCCGCTACCTTAAAAATCATAAAATCAAAGGCGGGACGAACTATAGTCAAACTCTCCACCCTCCCCGAAAAAGACTGGCAATCCAAACCGTCACCGTCTGTAACTGAATGATGACAGGCACTTACATAATAGATGACGAAATCTGATAATTTTTCAAACCATCCCTGTTGAGTTGGAGGGTTGACCGGTTCCCCGGCTGTTTTTACTGTTTTTAAAATATTATTCGTTTTCATGTAATTCCCCTTTAAACTCGTCATGTCTCCCTAATCCCCGGACAGCGTCAGACCGTAATACATGACGACCCCGTTGGACTTGTTCTTCGTGAATTTTGCCGATAGCTGCTTGCCGAACCATGTTCCGGAAGGTTCCTTTTTGCCGTGGTTGTCGTGATACCAGTCCACAAATCGCGGATAAAGCGCCGAGAATTTTTCCTTTCCCGCTGGTTCCTTGATGCAGCACTCGTCAACGAAATCACCGATCAGATCCTCATCCCTGCGGTACTGCTCGGTCGCTTCGAGGATCTCCCTTGGTGGATTTAGCCCTTCTTTCTGCCAGCGCAGGCACCCGCGCACCATCCAGGACAGGATTCCGGATTCCTCTTGGAGGACCTGACGGTCCAGATCAATGATCGCCCTCCGCTCATAATCTTCCCTCGGATCCCTATTGACGAAAGAGATCATGAAGGGGATCAGGTGCAGGCGCTCCCAGAACGCCTTGTCGTTGGCCGGGGCGCTTGGCTGGGTGTTGGTCATGACCATGACTTTGTGGGTCGGGTCAAAATGGGTGTAATACTTGTCATTCGGATTACGGCCGACCATCTCGTCGCGGCCGGTGAGCCACTTGATCTTTGCCGCGGAGAACTTCTGCCCCTCATCGATCTCGGAGGCGAATGCCAAGCGGAGCCCCTTCAGGGCCATGATGTCCGGCGACGGGCCAGAAGCGCTCTTCCCGAATTTCTGAGAGAGCAGCATCTCCGAAGGGATGGGCCCTGCCAGTTTACCCATGCAGTGGCTGATCGTCTCGACAATCAGGGATCGCCCGTTCCAGCCGGTGCGTCCGTAAAGAACCGGGAAAACCTTCTCCTGGACCATGCCGGTCATGCAGTAGCCGATGAGACGTTGCAGGTAAGCAACAAGAGTCTCGTTGTTGCCGAAGATTTCCAACAAAGAACGCTCCCAGATCGGCGCCGGGGTGTCGATGCCAGTGAAGGAAACCGGCGAGGCCAGCGTCAGGTAATCGGAAGGCCTTCCCTGGTTGATCAGGCCCGTTTCCAGATCGATGACGCCGTTCGCGCAGGGGAAAAGCATGGGATGTTGGTCGAATTCCTCTCCTGTGATGGCCAGTGGATTGGAAATGGTATGTGCGAATTTCAGACAGGCAGTCCGGCGTTTATCTGCCCGGAGCTGAGATATACGTTTCAAATAATTTGACTGAACTGATTTGATCGCTTTGATTTCATCCGGATTCGGTTCTGGACCGGAAGCCATCTCGATCAATTTACCGGTAATGTTCTTGCATTCAGACAGATAATGCTCCACGATCTTTTCCACGGATGCCAGGCTGTGATTCATGACATCCCTCTGCCAACAATGACCGGCCCATTCGTACCATTCCTGGTTGTTCTTGCAGTAGAGGAACTTGTCCCTGAAAGTAGCAGCATACAGCGTTCCGTCGCCCAGCTCATTGGCCCGAAGGCAATCATGGATAAAATCACTGGTGATTTCAGTCTGCCCGTCCGCGCCGGCCGCGACGGCTCCCTCCTGGGCGATACGTTCCTCCACTTTCCGGCGGATGTCTTCAGGTGTGGTGCCTGATTGATCTTCAGGAGTCATCATAAGGCAATCTCTCTGCGCAACTCACGGATCCTGCGGAGCGATATACCGGGAACTGACTTCGAAATCTTCGCTGGCGAGACATTCTGCTTCAGCAACCCGATCACAATATCCTTCACGCCCTGATCAATCCGGTGAGTTGACCCTGCCACAAACTGGCGGCGACAGTTTTCCTGCATACAGCGGTATTTCTGCTTTCCAGCAGGCGTCTTCCCGTACTTCTGCAGGAGCTCGCTGCCACATCCGGGACACTTGACTATTTCACCATTCAATCCGCCCATAGTTCCAAAATCCCATAATTTTTTTTATTTCCCCGGACACGAGCAACGGGGTTTCTCGACCCTTACGATTCCTGATGCTCCAGAAGGACCCGCGACCCGTTCCGAGCAATAGATACTTGTGATGATTCTCCAATAAGAGGTGAGGGAGAAGTCGCGGAGGCCTGCATCTTTATGTTAATCATCCGTCGTCTTTCGTCAGCCCTGCCGGCAACGACGCACAACGCCAGTGCAAACACTCCGATCCATGCACCCAGAAACATGCCCACCCAGAACGCAACCCATACATCGGTCATGGCTTGACCCCGTTTCTCAGGATCGCGTACCCGGCCTTGTCCTTCCATGGTTCCTCGTTGAAAGCGCTCTTGTTGGTGGCGATTCGCATGTTCTTGTCGAAGTCGCGTACCAGGGCGAGCATGTCCTGATATTGATCGGGGCGTATCCCATGCGGATAAAGAAGCAACAGGTATTGAGGACACTTTGCGAATGAATCGCCGTAGGCCTTGTTCTTCTCATCCACCAGGCGTCCGATTTCGGCGCCGATCTCCTCGTACTTCCCAGGGTGGGGGGAACTTTTAGGGATTAAAAAATCCGCTGAGGTCGTCATGCCACCCTCCCGTCCATCTCGCGGTCAGCGGCCATATGACCGTCCAGGATGGCGAGGACCTGATCGACCAGGTAAGACCGGCGGTTGACTTTTGCCTTCCGGCGCAGCCATTCGGCGATATCCGTTTCGGAATGCAGATCGATGATGATGTAACGGGTATCGTCTGTATTCGGGGGGACGCTTCTGCTCTCGGAGGATATCAGCAATGCCAGGCTCTTCTGCTGTTCGTGTTCCGCCTTCAGGCGCTGGCAGATGAGTTCCTTATCCAGTATCGACGGCGCTGGATATCCCATGTCGTGGAGGGGAGCGTCCTGCGATTCGTTTTTGATCAGGACATTAGAGATCTGCGATCCGAGAACGAAAATTCTTTCGTTGCCAACATTTGCTGGCTTGTCCTGCGGAGGCGGATCCGTGAGATTTGAATCAACAGGATCTACCCATGGTATGGGAGAGAAGATTTCGCAGGATTCCGCCGACGCCTTGGCGCCGTACGACATGCAGTTCCCGGGGAACGCCCGGTCAAAACACTTGCAGGACTGTACCTGACATGGATCTCTCCCGAGTATCGGCTTTTCTGCCGGCGCGTCCTGCGGGTTCTTGTTTCCGTAAACCGGCCATGTTGACCATGACCACGCCTTTTGTCGTTGGCCGGGCTTCATACTCATTGCCGCCGTCTTGATTTCCTCTTTCGCCTGCTCGAACTGGACGCCGTGGCGATCCGCATCCTTCAGGTGTTTGATGCAGAATCCGCAGACATAAACTCCGGCGAACTTGTTGGAAAAGGCAATATTCGGCCTCTCGCAACATCCGCAAGTTCCTCTTCCTGATCCCATTTTCTTTCTCTCCTCACAGATCTTTTTATTTTCCCGCCCCTGGGCGCAATCCAGGCACGCGAAGAATTTTATGTGGCTGCCATCCCAGCACCGTTTCTCCTTTGTCTCCTGCCTGGCTATGCAGGTCTCGTAGGAGAGTCGCGCATAACCGCCGGGCAGGCGGGTGCAGACGAACGTGTTATTTAAAAATTCCGCTTCGGTCATGTAATTGGATTGATATTTCGGCGCCGGCGCGGCCCGGTTAAAGACCGCCCCGGCTGTGGTGAGGTGTTGCGTCCTGCTGTTTCCTGAAACGAGCGGCAAGCAGTTCAGCCTGAGATCAGAAGAAAATCACGGATACCAAAATCAATATCAAGTCAACGAGGTTGACGATGTAAACGTGGAACGTCAGGAACGAAAATATATAATGGGATCAAAATCAGCGTCATGGAGGTAACTTGCCATGGTGACTTTGAGCGCCTCGATGAGGGCGGCTTTTTCCTCCTTACTGAGTTTGTCCAGGAGGTACTTTGTTTTTGTGGGAATTTTGACGGTGAAACCGGCGTCGCATTTGTCTGAGCCGGACAGATCGTACTTGGACTTTAACCGGCGCATGTGTTTATCCTCCACCATATATCTGTTGCAACTCCCGAGAAAGATTGTTACAAAAGGGGCCTGGGTTATGTGGCTGGGGATTGCTCCGTCAGCGGCCCCCTTTGCTCTTTTTTGTCTAAAGAAAGGCTAAATCAATGACTGATGACCAAAATAAAGAGTTGATAGAAGAATTCACTAAATTGTTCATTTTGCCGACTGCTGCCATTGGGGTATTTCTGCGACAAGCATTTTGTGTTCTGGCACAGCAGCCGTGCATTGACCGTAAAGCATTGCTTGACGGTCTTCGGTCATTGAAACCAGAACATGATGAGGGTGGCACATTTCAAGAGACATATGATGTTTATAAAGGAAAGTTCATCAAGAGTATCGACGAACTACCTTAATGACATTCTCTTCAAGTTCCCGGTGCAGATCCTGAGCCTTGATAGCAGCGCTGGCTTCATTCCTGAGATGATAATGACGCTCAAGCAGCTCCTTTATTTCGGTAAGCAGGCTGATGATTTTTTCTTCGTTGCTCATGACTGCTCCTGTTCCGGGAACTTCTCTTCCCACAGTTTTTTGATGGCCAGGTAAACGTCCGCAAAAACGCGGGATCGGCCCAGTTCATTGTCTTTGATGGTTTGCAACTTGACGCCGGTTTGCTCGGCGAGCTGCTTTTGGGTGAGGCCAAGTTGATGCCTCATGTTTCTTAGTTCGGTGGATATATTACTCATGAGTGGGGATGATACACAAAGGAGTTTGTATTGTCAACTGATAAAACAAAGCAGTCTGTTTATCCAACATTCGCTCGCAATTTTAATAGGCTGATTGGTTATAAAGACAAATCAGACAGACAAGCTCGCTCAAAAGCAGCAGAAAAACTTGGGGTGAAGTATGAAAATGTACGGATATGGTCTGAAGGACATTATTTGCCGAAAGGGGAAATGCTCTTAAAAATAAAAAAAACATATAATGTCTCTGTCGACTGGTTACTATCAGGAGACGGGAGCCCGCCTCAGATGTATGGATATGGAATCTCAGAAATAAATACAAAATATGGTGATTACTGGCAGGGATGCAGCGAAGAAGTGATGTATTATTGCAAAAAACTACGACAAATAATTGAATCAGACGATCATGTTACCGCAACGGCTATTAAAAATAATATAGACGCTTTTGACCTCTCCCTTAATAGAAAAAAAGAATTTGAAAAGGTAAAGAAAGAAGTTGATGAACTGAAAAAGGCCGTCTTCCGGGAACCAGATACCGATGCCGCAAAGGGCGGATAGCGGAATGGAAGCAAGCAGACAATGTGAGTTATGTTAATTTCATGGAAGTTGTATTATTTCTCTTGATGATTGAGTAAATATGGCAAAATTACAAGGAAAAGCAGGACTGAATTAAGGAGTTAAAAGAAAAGAAGGACGAATTGAAAATTAAATTATTGGAAAAATATGGAGTCCTTCCGCCCTGGTGGGTTGATTAAGAAATAACCTGCAAAATCCGGCGAATAGAATAAAATATAAGAATATAAAGGAAAATGCAGGTTAAGTGTGGTATAAAAGGAACAAAGGAGAAAGGGGGTAGGAACCGTGAAACCGACGGAATTGATTTTACGGTGTTATGGGGAAAAACAGGGCGATATATGGGTGGCAGTCTGCCTTGACCTGAATCTGGCAGCTCAGGGCCATTCCTTACCGGAAGTTAAGAAGAAGTTATCCGAACAAATCAGTGAATATCTTTACGATGCCCTTGAAGGTGAAGATAAGGAGTATGCCGATCAGCTATTAACCCGAAAGGCTCCTATGTCTCTATGGGTTAAATATTACGCGTACCGGATCATCTGCGGCATCAATGATGCGAGAAAAGATATCTGTAGCACTTTTAATCAGGCAATGCCTCTTAAACCACTTGATGGAAAGGCGTGAGCTCCAGACATCCACCGTTAACAGCCAGAGATGTAATAAAGGGACTTAAAAATCTCGGGTTCACTCCAAGGAAACCTACTTCCGGAACCTCTCATGTGAATTGGGCAAAAATAGTTGACGGAAAAATCTACAAGGTCACAGTCGATGCATCGAAAGAACCATTTTCACATGATCTTATAAAGTCCATGGCTTCACAGGCAGGTGTATCTAAAGATAAATTTTACAAAGCATGTCTAAATAAAAAATGAGTGTGGTATAAGGGAAGGTAAATCAAAAAAGAAAGGATAACTATAGCCATGTTGGAGAATGAATATAAATACTTCAAAATGGTAGCAGATGAACTGGCAAAAAAGCATCCCCATAAGTTCGCCGTCATAAAAGGAGAAACCATACTTGGAGTGTACGATTCCATAAAGGATGCCTTGGAAATCACCGCAAAGAACCATGAACTTGGTACATTCATTATTCAGCAGTGCGAGGAACCTGATAAGTCGATCCAGCGATTTCACTCACGGGTGGCATTTGCATGAACGAAATCCGCATAAATCCTCCTTTCAGGGCCATTACACTAAAGGCAAATGGTGGAAAACTGCGCGAGATTGTTACCGATGCAGAAGTTTTTATCCCTGACGATATAAGCAGACTTTTCCACGTACCCAAAAAAAGTGAGAAGGTAAAAGCGATCTGGGATACCGGAGCTACAAATACCGTAATCAGTCAAAATGTGTCCTCAAAGCTATCCCTGATACCGACGGGCAGAGCGAACTGCAACGCTGTCAACGAGTGCTATGAAACTAACACATACATTGTCAACATAGGCCTGCCGAACGGACTTCGGATCACTGATGTGCAGGTCACTGAGGCGGCGAATATGCCGGATTATGACCTGCTTATAGGAATGGATATTATAACATTGGGAGATTTGGCTTTAACAAATGCCAACGGGATTACATGGTTTTCTTTCCGTTTTCCCCCTGACCCTGTCAAGATCGATTATGTGGATCGGTGCAATGAGATCATGAAAAAGAGAGTCAGACGAGAAAAAAACAAAACAAGACAGAAGAGAAGATAAGACAAGCAGCACAAAGACAACCGCCTCCGGGCGGTTTTTTATTCATTAAAAAATTACCTCATTTCTAAATTCTGATCGGCGATTATTGCCATGATCCAGTTATATTTCCGGCGGCTACCAGAGGGAAAAGGATTTTCATGATAGCCCCATCTTCGTTCTTCAAGATGATATCCACGATAATTAATATGAAAATTATCCATGAAAAATAAAATTTGCGCCCAAGGATAATATTGATCTTCCGGAATTAAAACATAGAACGGATTTGGCCCTTTTATCTGTTCCTCAATTCTAACTTCATAAATTTGTTTATAAAGACGGATCCCTTTCCCATCTCTCGCAGCCGCCTTCAAAAATGTCAGCATCATTTTGTCCTGTGTTAATTCTTTCTCTTTATGTAGATCCACCAGCGCACGTACTTGATGTTTACAAAGTCGCCTAATATCATATGCGGGATAATTTGATCTTCGTTCGGCAGAATCAGGACATGAACAGGTCAAAGTGGTAAAATTAATTGAGTAAGTTGAACCAGTAGATCCAACTACTTGATAATCCTTAGATAGGCATGACAATGCTTCATAATTGTATACGAATGACATTGGAATTTTTGAAAACGCAACAGTCACTTTGGAAGACGTTTTTTCCACGCCATCAGATTCAGATTTTTTTCTATGTTGTTGTTTTTCTATGTCAACCATATCAAGTTCTCTATTTAGGACATTTGTCTTTTTACAATCATTGTATTTAGCGGATTTCTTTTTATCATTGGACTTTCCCGGAGCATTCGAAATAAACCATCCAACAAGGCCCATAACTATAACTAAAACAATTATATATCCTATCATTGTCCCTCCTTGAATAAAAACCTCTTGATAACGAATATTTAATGTAACAAAAAAATAAAAAAACACTAACTGTTATTTACCGCATTTATCTTTCTGCGCCCTATACCCAAACTGCTTTGTTTTTTATTCTTGACTAAACAAACAGGTTTGTGTATCCTCTCCACCATCAAGACACACTGACCCGCTCGACAGTCCGCGCCATGGCATTTAGGCCACAAGAGCGCAAAGGGACATCGGCGGATCGGCAACCGGGAGACCGGAGTTGAGAGCAGTCAGCCGGATCGCAATGAGCGGACGGAAGGCAAAACAGGGCAGGGGAGGACGCCATGAAGCCAGTCAAAGGAATACAGCATACCTACATCCGGAATGCCCGTCTTGCGGAATGTTTTGTGGCCGGGGTAATGATCGGGCTCGTGGCCCTGGTCGGAACAGTGGCCGTCATGGCGTTCAAGGGCATACCGGACATCATCAACGCGCTCAGCGCAATCGGAGGATAGACCATGATCGAAAAAGTGACCGATACAACAATGAAAATTTTCGACCGACTTTCAAAGGTGCTCGCCTGGATAGCCATTCCGGCGGCTGTGGCCTGGATCATCCTTCCGGCGGTGCTGCGATGACCTTTACCGAATTCATCGCAAATCACTGCGTTGGGCAGTATGACTCCTGCACAGTCAACAACCCATGCCGTTATGCAAGTTCATCAGGCTGCACACATCCCCGGCATCCGAAGAACCAGCCTCCAGTTCGCATAGGGAGGCCGAAGGAAACGTATAAATACAGTAACGAATATCTTCTTTCGCTCTGTAAACAGGACGAAACACAGATCGATTTCGAATGCCGGACCGGGATCGGGATTATGACCATAGTCCGTCGGTTCGGGTCATTCAGCAAATACAAGCAGCGGGCTGCGACCGGAACGGCTGACCTCACCTCCCGACCCAGTACGGAGCCGACCCGCCAACAAGACACACTGGCACCACCTCATAATTACCTCCTTTCTAATGAAGACGTGTAACAGGGTAAGGACGCGGCCCCGGTGTGCCTCGCAAAGGGAACAGGGGCGATAAATCAACCTCGAAAGGAATCTCAATGTCAAAACATCGTCATCCACGATCCAGTTATGAATCAGGTCCAAGCGCGAACAAAATTGTTATCCCGTTGCCAGTCCAACAAATACCCATGAACTTGATGGTGAATGACGCGGCGCACCGTTTACAGCTCGCCTTGCGGAAATACCCGGAAAAACTCAACGAAAGAAAACGCTGGATCACGACCGGGCTAATCGATTTCCGTCCAGGCGGGTCCGTAAGTTATTTTGTATCGTACGAAGCAAGGATGGGAGGGCGGGAATAAATGAGGATGCCTGTATTGTTATCATGTACCTTGGGATGGTAGGCGCAATAATATTCCTGTGCTGGTTATTTTATGGAGGCCGAAGATGACCGGAAGCTGCTCAATAAGGGGTATTCATCAATTTAAACCATGTTTTGGAGATCATCGAAAAAAAGTTGCCGGAGGAAAGTGCAAATCCAGAACTTATGAACCGTCAACTTATCGTTGACGGTTGCGGCCGGGTAGAAATGGGGATTCTGCGGCGATTTATAAGGGAGACCTTTCCCGATCTTAGGCCGGTGCCTTGCCTCCTCCCGAGCGGAAATAGGAGCGAAAACGTCAACCAATAAATTAACCTTCAGGAGTGAGCTGACACTTAAAAAAAGCAGCGGGAAAAACAGCATTTTGTGTGTGGCTGGGGAGGAAAGCAGACCTCCCCAGCAAACAACCCCAGGGCACGCTCCAACCTGGTTAATAAATGGAAGCAGCGGAAATCAAGAAGCATCACCGGTCGGAGGGACGGAATGGAATTCGACAAGGGCCGTCCCGCCGATCATCCTATTATAAATTAGGAGGGAGCCGTGAAATTCATCGCGGATAGCCTGATAGATTTCTGCCCGTTTTGTGGCGAAAAAATCAGATGGGAACAAAGAAGCATCGAGGCATATTATTTCGGTGTGCCCTGCGGTTGCAGTTGCGGCGCGAAATATCAATATGTTCCGGGAAACGATATTCAGGACCTCGCCGACAAATACAAGTACGGCGGCCCGAATCAATCTCTGCCCTGGTATTAATTTAGGGCATGACATGACAGCCGCCGATTTCAAACGCCTCGAAAAAAAGATGGATCAGATCCTGACCAATCAGGAAATGATCAAGGCCGCCATGGGCCTGTCCGATAAGTCCCGGAGCACGCCGGCGGAGCGGGAAAACTGGGCGAAGGATATCGTCTTGCAATTCCGAAAAAATCAGGCTAAAAAACGGGGTCATGAGCGTGAAGAAAGTCAAAGGGCGTGACGATGTCTATGACATTTATGTCTGGATCAGCAAAGACGAGCGAATCCGGAAGCGAATCACTGCATCTTCCCCGCTCGATGCCATAGCCTTTGAAGCGGAACTGCGGAAAACCCTTGGAAAGCCTGTAAAGGAGTCCATGACGATTTCCGCCATTGCCGAGAAATATCTGAAATGGGTTGACCTCCACCAGTCACCGAAAACAGTGCGTGACAAGAAAAAGATGCTGTTTTCACAAATCCTTCCCAATTTCGGGCACCTCATGCCCGACTACCTCACCAAAGAAATGATCCGGGATTATAAAGAGAAGAGATGCGCCGACGGCCGGAAAATCTTCCGCCAGGTGAACCTTGAGCTTCTCTGTCTCCGCGCCATGATCAGGTGGGCAGCCGAAGAGGGATTGTGCAACGATGCCATGCCTGGATATAAGAGCCTGCCTTATAAGAGACCCTTGCCCGACATCCCCACTGCCGAGGAGATCGAGGCCGTGATCCAGGCGACAGTGGATCAGTTTCATAAAAGCCTGTTCCTGGCACTCTATCACGCCGGCCTGAGAAACGAGGAAGCCCGGACATTGAAGTGGGCTGACGTGAACTTCGGCGCCGGCTTCATCAGGGTGAACGGGAAGGGGGACAAGACGCGCCTGGTCCCGATGTCGAAGCGCCTGGCGGATGAGCTGAAGCTGCACCAGGCGGAGCAGAAGAGAAAAAGGGAAGAGGACCTGAAGAAAGAAGGGGTGAGGGCCAACAAAAAGGCCAATGACCAGGTCTGGGGAATCACGACATTCCAGACCGCCTGGGAAGCATCGATCCGGAGATCCGGGGTAACGAAACGGATCACGCCGCACATGCTCCGCCACGCATTCGCGTCACACAACCTGGAAGCGGGAACGGACCTTAAATCAATTCAGGACATGCTGGGACACGAGGACATCGCCACGACACAGATCTACACACATACGACCTTCCAGAATCATCGCAGGCAGATTGACAAGGTTTTCGGATAAAGGAGAATATCTATGGATATTGAAGAATTAAGAAAGAGAAGAAGCAGATTAGAATCGAGGCTTGCGGATCTGATACAAGATGAACTTATCGATTTTCGTCGTGATACAGGCTTCAGCCCAGAATATATTGGCGTAAACCTGATTGAAGTGAGAACACTCGGAGATAAAGAGCCTGAATATGTAGTTTCAAAAGTCGATGTTAGTCTTAAAGTATGA